TGAAGAATGGGTGTATGATATGTGTGCAGGCAGCGGAGCTTTAACTATTCAGAAATGGGTACAAAATAAAAATGCGTATTTTGTTTGTGAAGAGCTGGATACTTCTTTAATTCCCTTTTTGCTTTTTAATTTGAAATTACGGAATATTACCGGCTTTGTCGTCAATGGTGATGTTCTTACAGGTGATCGAAAAGCTGTATATAAACTAACCGCAGGCGCTCGCTTCTCAAGTATCGAAGCGGTTCAAGATTTTTTATATCCGGTGTTTCAAACCGGTATCAGTAATCCGCCTTTTAATTTGCGCGGCATAATACAAGAGCCGGTATGCCTCAAAAATCTGAACTATGCCTTTGTCTTCAAAATGCTTGAGCGAGTACAGGGCACGGCTGTTTTTATTTTACCGAATGGTGTTCTTGATTCAAGTGATGAAAAGGTCGCGCGTGAGTATATATTACAGCAGAAAAAAATCAGAGCTGTTATTTATAATCCTTCCGATATGTTTGAAGCAACAAACATCGGTACCGTGTGTCTGGTGTTTCAAAATGAATCAAACGATATGACATTCGTTGATGCGCGAAAGACGTGTGCTCAAGAAGAACGTAAGCAAACCGGAGAAAAACATACCAGAAATCGAACATATACAAAGATTTTTAACACCTATCAAGATACCGATATCGATGCAATCATCGCAGCGATACACCAAAAATCAAGCGTTGAGGGCTTTTCCGAAACGGTTCCGCTAGAACGTATACAAGAAGGTTCATTTAACGGCTACCTCTATATTAAAAGCAAGAAAGAAGAACATACAGCTCGTCCTTATAAAGACATTGTTCAAGATTTAATTCATGTTACAAAACGCATGAATGCTTGTAAACTTTGTATCAATGAAACATGGGCAAAGCAATACAATCTAATGGATTTAGTAGAGCTGGCAAAAAAAGGAGATGAATGTACCCAAAGCATCAATGACACTATTAAAAATATTCTACATCTTGATATGGAAATTCCAAAACAAAACTTTATTAGTACAACGAAAAGCAAGCTATGGACATTTGAAAATGCTGATAAAGAATATGTTTCGCCTATTCTTGTTTCTGTGTTGATGCAGTGGCAGGTTATGGTTCAGTTTCTTAATGAAGAATCATCGAAATATTTAGCGGAATTGCGTGATGCCCTGCTTCCGGATTTGATGTCAGGCAAAGTTCGGGTATGACAGGATTTTGAAGGTGAAACAGTGTTAGACAATAATACACTTAAAACAGAGCTGCTCACCATCTTTACCGAAATGGAAGCGGCTGCATCGGGTACGCCTAAAACAAAAGAATGGTATGCGGAAAAAATAGCACAGGCGATTACCGACCAGATAAAAAGTGCGGAAATACCACCCGGTACGGTGGTAGTAGAAGTTGCAGGAGCGGCGAAAGGGGTTCCTAATCCTGTCGGTATTAAGGTGATGTAAATGGACTGGGGGACAGATTTTTTATTGCAAGATGATGACATTGTTTTTACCGCTGACGGGGATGTGAAGCTCGTATCGGGTTCTGCAATGGTGGCGCAAGATATAGCGCAATCACTGAAAGTGATAAAAGGCTCACTGTATTGGGATAAGGAAACGGGAAGTACGATGCCGCTTTTTCTTAATGACAATAATAGCGATGCGGCAAGCGTGATAGCGGAACTTGAACGCATTGCAATGGATGATGTACGGGTTGACCCCGATAGCGTTTCTGTATACCAAAAGGCGGACGGGATATTTGTGCTTACCTTTACTCCTATCGGGGAAGCGAATGCGGAAATATTGGAATACGATTTACACAAGAAATAAAAGAGGTGATAAGAATGCAGGATAGTTGGATAGATAAAGCGGAACATGAGATACGAGATGACATTGTAGAAATTGCAAAACAAAATACTGGACTTACTAACTTTAAATCGACCGGAGTTCTACGTGGATTTATCGAAGTGATTGCAAGCGTTGTCTTTTTTATCTATAAGACAGCGATAAATCCGATTTATACGAATGCGACGGTCGATAAAGCAACCGGCGTCTTTCTATCGTTTTGGGGGCTTGCACTCGGCGTTGTGCGCAAAAGCGATAATAAAGCAAGCGGGAATTTTACAGGCAAATCGTATGGCTCAGGAGTAGTCGTGTCCGGTACGTGGATAGTCGTGGAAGGAACCGAGCTTCGGTATAAGGTAACCGAAAAAATCACTTTCACAGCTGACAGTACTTTTGCCATTCCCGTTCAAGCAGAATTTGCAGGCAGCGATTACAATATCGGAGCAGGATTTACCGTGCGGGCGACGAGGGTTATCCGCGGACTTGACGGAATAGAGGTCAAAGAGAATTGGCAAAAAGCGCTTGGCGAAAATAGTGAAAGTGATGACCGTTACCGTGAGCGAATTAAAAACCGCTGGAGAAGCCAGACGCTCGGAGATACAAAAGTAACGTATAAATATTATGCAGAAGAAGTAGCAGGTGTTCGTGAAGCGAAGATAATCCGCACTCCGCGCGGAGCAGGCAGCACGGATATTGTTATTGTTTCAGTAACAGGACTTCCAACGGCAGAGCTTATTGAAAAAGTAAAGATGAATCTTTACCTGCATGAACTGATGGCTTTTGATGTCCAGGTAAAAGCTCCCCTTGTTACCGGCGTTGAAATAGTCATTGAATATTCAGGAGATGTTACGGAAGGCGATATAGAACTTGTTGCAAAAAAATATGTTGATTCTCTTGGTATCGGTGGGCGCTTTGCTGTTAAAGATTTATACGAGTTGTATAAACCGTTTGCCGTCAAAACCCTTGAAATCATTTCTCCCGCACGGGACGTTCAAGCCCCTGATTCAAACGTTATTATTGCTTCCGACATTACAGTGAGAAAAATAGCATAATGGTATAAGCCGATGAGTGATACAAACGAGATACACGAGCTGATTGAGAAAACAATTGCCCCGCCGGGTATACAAAAAAAGAATCGCCGGAGCATATTCAAGACTATAGGAGATGTCGGTGTAAAAATAAAGAAAGATGCGCTGACTGCATTTAATGCACACTTCCCGTATGTGGCAGATGAAAAAAAACTTGAAGAACACGGGCAAGCGTTGCTTATTCCGCATTTATTACATGACGGGCAGCAAGAGTTTAGAAACCGTGTTGCAACAGCTTCATTCTTTCTATCTAAAGCGGGGGAGCGCGGCTATATCATGTCGCAGCTTGAAGCGCACTTCGGTAACCGCTATGTACTTTCAGAAACATTTTTGAACGTATATGTCAAGGTTCTCGGTATATCCGAAGGCGACCGGCAGTGGGTACGGCAATTTCTTGACGAGCTTTTAAACCCCGTTATCACACTTACCGTTGCCGAATGGTTTAAATATGTAGAGCGCATTTCGGTAGATGAGACGCAAACGACAACGGTACGAAAGGACGGCATTGATATCTATCCTTTTGACTGTCTGCGATATGACGGCCGCTTTTTGTGCGATCAGGGAGAAGAAATTCTGTGTGACGGGAAAAGGATATGCAGCGGTTTACTGCCGTGCGTACGGTTTATCTACCGGCGTGGAACGGTGTTGGATGAGATAAAAATGAGTATCTATGTGGACGGCTCATTCCGCTGTACCGGAGAATGGGATTGCTCCGGGTATGAGTGCATCAAAGCAGAAACTACATTAGCAGAGCCTATCATGCCGCGTGGTTCTTTTGAACGGCTTTCTTACGCTCTTACAATGGCCGCTTTTAGTGATACGGCAGTAGTAAAAGAAGAAACGATAGCCTTAAAAATAAAATGGCCGCTTATCTGCAACGGTTCATACAGCCCTTCTTGCGCACTTGCCGATGGCTCGTGGGATTGTTCGGGAGTATATAGCGGATTTGACGGAAGGTATTATCGAGATGAAATAATTGAGGAGGTTTTATGAACGTCAAAATACAAGAGACAGCCGGATTACGGGGCGTATTTCGGTTAAAGGTATGGAAAAAAGGAAAACTTATTGAAACGTATGAGGATCATAACCTCATTGTTACAGGGGCAAAAGAGGCGTTGACAAAACTGCTTGCAGGGCAAGGAGTAGGAAAGAATTTGACAAGCATCGGCTTTGGCACGAACGGTAATGTACCGCTTCCTGAAGATACGGCGTTAAAAGATGCGTTTGTAAAGGATGTGACCAAGATACGTTTTCCGAGTGTCGGTGAGGTTGAATTTTCGTGGGATTTACTGACAACGGAAGCAAACGGAAAAGAGGTTATCGAGTTCGGCCTTTTACTGCAAGACGGAACACTGTTTTCCCGTAAAACGAGGGCAAAACCGATTAGTAAAGATTCTGACATTGCGCTTGAAGGGCAATGGGTAATTATTTTTTAAAGGAGCTTTTATGGCAAATTTAACGATTATTAAACAGTGGCCTACCGGAATTAGACGGGTTGAAACGACTGACCCGTGGGTAGGAGGAGAAGAGGGAACGGCAAATATTCAAGCGAAGCAAATAGGCGGAGCTTTGGCGTACTTAAAAGATTTTGCCGATGAGGTACAAGCGGCGCGGGGAGCCGAAAGCTCTCTTTTAGAGCGAATTGAAAAGCGGGGCGTAGATGCGCAAAATATTCTTTCAAAGTTTGCCTACATTGAAACGGTTCCTGCAGCCGCTTCCGTCGAGCATATTGATGTGGTAAAAGGCGGACTTTTAACCGTTGACGGCGTACAAACGAAAGCCGGAGACGTGGTTTTCTTAAAAGACCAAAGCGATAAAAAGCAAAACGGCTTTTGGGAAGTACAGACCGGAGCATGGAACCGGTATGCCGGTTACACTGAAAACGATGCGGATTGCTTTACATACAAGCTCATTACCATTGATGCAGGAAATATCAATAAAGGTAAAATCTATTTTCTTGATGATGATTCTTACAAAATCGGATCCGACAATTTGGACTTTAAAGAAGCTGCTTTTTCGTATGAAGCGCATCCGGGTAAAGCGTTGATACGGGATAGAAGCGGAAAAATTAAGGATGTGGAAAGACTCGTAGAAGATTCAGGAGTAAGCGTGTCAGCTTTAGTTGATGAAAGTAAATGCCGCAATCTTTTAGATGTACTCGGTATTCGAGCCGTTCATTCAGACGAGCCTGCGACACTTGAAGAGACAAAAAAAGCGATGGACATATTGCATAAAAAAATCAATGCAGGAGGACTTGCTGATTTTTCAGGACTTAGGCTCGGCGATTATCTTGATTTACCGGAGTTGAATGACGGGACGACAACATACAAATGGAGTGGTGAGTACAAAAATTTACGGATTATGATTTCAGCTTTTAATTTGTATAAAAGTGCAGGATATCCGGAAAATGAGAAGAACCATATAGTCTTTACCTTTAGAAATTGCGTATGTCAACAAAAGATGAATGACGGCAATACAAATGCAGGCGGGTATCCGGGAAGTAAGTTAGCGGCATACCTTGACGGCGGTTTTAAAAGCGGTTTAGAAGCGCTCATTGGTAATTACCTTTATACGGTAGCGCGAGTATTGGCGACAAAAGGTAACTGGGCTTGGAAGCAATATACGGTCTTTTTGCCGACGGAACGGGAAGTATGTGGCACGTGTGTGGTGAGTGAAAAAGGTTATGACAGAGGATTTCAAGGTCAGTATCCGATATTCCGAGAAAGTGCGCTATATAAGGTAAAACGGCATAATGGAAGTAGAATGTGGTGGTGGAATGCGTCACCGTATGATGGCGATGCGGCTTCTTTTTGCAGTAGCGGCTACAGTGGTATTGCCACCTACGATGATGCGGATGGGAGTGGTGGTGTTGCGCCCGCTTTCTGTGTTGCGTAGCAACATACGATCTTCACATCTTAGCCCCTTTATGGGGCTAAAGAAAAAGAGCGTGAAAATGAGTATACTCTATGCTCAGGCGTTAGTCTAAGCTTAAAAATAAATTGTATAACTCGATTATATTACAGGATACATTTTAACGGGAGGTTAAATATGGTGTATTTAGCAAAAAAAGGGAATGAGGTTATTCATCATACCAGTAAGCAAGCAATGCTGGAGATGGACGGGATTGCAAAAGCTGATATGGAAATCAGCGATGAGGAGTTTGAAAAGGCAGGCTGTCTTGCGCGGCTTATCGACGGCAAAATCGTTGTCGGTAAAACGAAAGTCGAATTGAAAGCTGAAGCAAATGCCGACCGTATCGAATTTCTTAAAGCGCAATTAGCAGAAACCGATTATATTGCCGCTAAAATTGCCGAAGGCTCTGCGACGGCTGCCGACTATGCTGAAAAAATCGCACAGCGCAAGGCGTGGCGCAAAGAAATCAGCGAGCTTGAAAGCGCATAAAAGCGCACTTTAAATGCAATAAAAACGGTATCTTTATTTGTTAAGGATACCGTAAAAAACGGGCAAGAACCCGGTGTTACCACCACCGGGCAGGCGTCTATACCGCCTTCAGGGTTTCCCCTAATCTTAACCCGTACCCTCGTACTCGGGTACTTTGATTATCGGGTCATCATGCCGTCAGGTTTAGCTCAATCATTTTGAGGAGGCTTGAGTCTATGAAGACGCCAATTTCGTACTACGGCGGCAAGCAAACGCTTGCACCCATTATTCTGGAGCTTATTCCGGAACACAAAATATACTGTGAACCGTTCTTAGGCGGAGCTGCAGTATACTTCGCAAAAAAGCCGTCTAAGGTTGAAGTCATTAACGACACCAATAGCGAGTTGATTAACTTCTATGAAGTCGTCAAAAATGACTTTTCGGCTTTGGAAAAGGAGATTGCAATAACACTGCATAGCAGGGCAAAGCACCGGCAAGCGCAGGTTATCTATGACAACCCCGATATGTTTGATAGGGTAAAACGGGCGTGGGCTGTATGGATGCTTGCAAATATCTCATACGGCTGTAAACTGGACGCTGCTTTCGGGTATGACCGTGCCGGTTGTGCAAGTAAAAAACTTGCCAATAAACGGAAAAATTTTACCGAAGAATATGCCGTCAGACTGCAAAATACACAGATTGAGTGTTGTGATGCACTGAGGATTATCAGAAGCCGTGACACTGCAGAAGCTTTTTTCTACATTGATCCGCCGTATGTCGGTGCAGATCAAGGGCATTATGACGGCTACAGCCAAGAGGATTTTGACAATTTGCTTGCTTTATTGGAGGAAATTAAAGGTAAATTCTTGTTGAGTTCCTATCGGAACCCTGCATTAAAAGAATGCATTAAACGGAATAAATGGCATACGGTTGAAATAGAGATGGCTTGCTCTATGACTAACCGGGCGCAAACACCCCGCCACAAGGTAGAGGTATTGACGGCCAATTATCCTATATCGGTAGACCTGAAAGGCTCACAAAAGCGGATCGTAAACAGCGATACCGACAGCCTTTAAAATCAAAAAAGCACCCTTAAAAATCCATTTTAGGGGTGCTTTTCCTGCCATTAAAAGCTGTTTTATAGGCGGG